CACTTGCATTTGAGAGATCAATAGTTGCGAGGCGGCCGTCTTTAGAGGCCTCACATGCGAGTTGCATGTGCTTTTCTTTCGCAACCTGCAGGTTTAGTCCTGCCCGGGCCAATCTCTTCTTCATCGCGCTTCCATACGCGAGTTGGTAGAAGAGATTGATACTAGGTTCCACGGCAATGCCGCGGTCCTTGGTACTGTCCTTAGGGACCGTAGTGAAACGGTTACCCCTGACAAACTCCGGACCTCTACCTCCGCTCGCACAAGCAGAAGCCCATGCTGTCCCGGTCCAAGGAAATAAGGACCAGATCGCGTTGGTGGTAAGTGTGGGTCGAGTAGACATTTTGTCTGGAACAGTCGTGAGACGGCCCCTATCGCCGTAAGTCGCGCCGGGCCCGAACTTGCCATCCAGAAGATCTGGACAGGGTCCGAGCAGGAGATTAACGTTTTTTCTTACCAACGCCAGAAAGGCATCAATAACCTCATCACAATCGGGATGTGTCCACCCCTCAAGATAAGGACTTAATCTCTCATTGGCACGGAAGCACTGTTTCTCAGATATGAAGAAGTTTTCCTCGGCGACGACCTTGCGGTCGAAACTGGTAGGGAGCTCTTCCATTTTCCTGAGAATAGACACCGCGAAGGTGTCTCGAGCAAACGATATTGCATCGTTGTAGTGCTTCGGATGGACTTGCATCAACGCAAGATCATCCCATTCACCGTATTTTACACGCAGGCTTACGCCTAGTGAAATAGGTGAGGCGAGGTCCTCGCAAATTGCGAGGACCGCCCGCTCAACTGACTGCTGAAGCGAACGCGGTTTTGGCATACTGGTTCTTCCGTGTGGGAACCAGGCTTACGTAGCCGCGAAGCCGGCCTTGAAGCAATCCTTCGCCAGTGTGCTTGCACACAGGTTCATGAATTGCGAGGCAGCCTCATTGGCGTCAACGGAGGGCATCCCCATAGGCAGCAACCAGCTGCCCGTGTAGATCGCCTTTTCGCTGAGGTAAGTTTTGCCATCGGTACCGATCGTCGTGTATGGATACGAGAGTTCCACATTCACGCGACGCGCCGAACCTGTCCCGTTGTTTTGGCTGGTCATTGAAAAGACCGGCTGCCACGCAGGAGCAGCACCGACTGTCAGGCTACGCCAGATTGCGGGGGATTTATCCCCAGCGCTCGCGGCAACACCGGACCAGACGATGTCGGTAGTACCGTCGTTCTTTTTG